ATGATTAAGTATCCTTTGGTGAGAGTGGTGTTTGACCGTAAAAAGACGGCGACTAAAACGAAAGCAGCTCTGGTACAAGTGGAGGTGCAGATGAATGGCAGGAAGAAGTATCTGTCTACCGGAGTGAAGGTGTATAAGGATCAGTGGTCGCTGGCGCATGGCGGCGTGGTGAACTCGATGGAGGCAGTGGAGCTGAATGCGAGGGTGACTGCCGTGAAGAAACAGGTGGACGGATATATTGCCGAGAGACAGACGAAGGGGGAAGTGTTTGACTTTGACCTCTTCGGGGAATGGATGAGGAGAAACGAGGGAAAGGAAAAGAAGGTTTCGTTTATCGACTGGGTGGAAGAGAGAATAGAGACTCGGAAGGATATCAGGGAGACGACTCGGAAGACGCAGAGGAAGCTGGTGCCGGTGTTGAGGGAGTTCGGGTGTATCTCCGGGTTCGGGGATTTGACACGGGTGAATATCGTGAGGTTTGATGATTTCCTGAAGAGTAAGGGGAATAGGCAGACGACGGTATACAGTTATCATAAGTTCTTGAAGCATTATGCGGCGGATGCGGTGATGCTGGGACTGGCGAGGAGAAATCCTTATTTCGGATTGAAACTGGATAAGGGGAAGAGCGAGGGAGAGAGGTTTCTTACTGATTCGGAGCTTCGGAGAATCGAGAAGGCTGTGATGCCGACGGAGAGCATAGGGAAGGTGAGGGACTTGTTCTTGATGCAGTGTTATACTGGGTTGGCTTATTCGGATTTGATGGAGTTTGACTGGCGGCGCGTGGATGAGGAACGCGGGCGAATGATATTGAGAGGAAGGAGACGTAAGACGGGCATGGAGTTTATGGTGGTGCTGACGGAGAAGGCGCTGGAGATACTGGAGCGGTATGGCTATGCGTTGCCGAAGATAAGTAATGCTCAGTATAACCTAAGGTTGAAGGTGGTGGCGGATGCTGCCGGAATTGACAAGCCGATTGCGTCGCACTGGGGGAGAAGGACGTGTGGCATGTATCTGCTGAACCATGGTGTGAGAATGGAGGTTGTATCGAAGGTGCTGGGACATTCTTCTATCCGGACGACGGAACAGGTGTATGCGAAGATTCTTCCAAATACGGTGATTGATGCGTTTGAGGGGATTGAATAAAATTTTACGCAAAGAAAAGTTGAAGAATAACACTTTTATTATTTATTTACACAGTCTGCCCCGGGGAAGAGTCTTCCGGGGCTTTTTCTATCTCTTGCAAAACCTCTCCGCTTCCCACGTCCTTCTCTTCACGAGTCCCGGCAGTTTCTTCCCTCCGCCATAAACCCACTTCATAAACTCCGCCTTTATCTCCTTTTCAGAAGCGTGAGCCTTGATTTTCTTGCGCAGCGTTGAGCCGTTGAAGTTCCCCATGCCGAGGTTAAAACAGAAGTCCACGCAGGCATCGAACTTGAATTGGTTGTCTATGCCTTCCGTACCGCTAAGGTAGCGTTCTATCGGGGCAAGGTCTTGCTTTAGCAGTTCCGTAGCTGCATCCTTGGTTATCTTCATATCTTTCCTTACATCAGCTCCGTAGTGTCCGTAGCCGATAGTAAGATATTTTTCCGAGGGTATGGCTTTGTAGGCTTTCGCTTTAAATCCCTCAAATTCCTTTATTTTCTCTATTAGAGTATTGCTTGATTTCATTTTTTTTGTTTTATTTGTTATACAATAAAAGCGGCACTCCGACTTGTGGAATACCGCTTAAAGTGGACTTACGTCCTATTGTTTAAAAATTGCTATGATATAGCCTACTCTAATTGTTCAGGATTATTTTCAGAAGAGAGTCGTCGAAATTTAAATTCAGAGTTGTGTTTATTAAGAGATTCCAACTGCTCTTTTGCCATTTTATGCAGAGCTGCAAATCTGTCGCATTGTGTAACACCCATTTTTACCATTTCAGAATTAAAAGACTCCATATTAGATAATACTATCAACTGATTAATGGATGCAGTATCTCGCATATTTAATTTCTTAGCCAGCTCAGGATTGGCTTGTTCCCATTCTTATTCCCCTGAATTCGGGGGAATTAAAATTAGGATTATTTAGTTTTTCCCATGTTCCTAAAAATCTATAGTAGATTTAGTACTTAACCATTTTTCGATTAATTTTCTTTGTCTTTACCATATCATATAAATTTTAAAACATTGCAAAGATAATGTTTTATATTGATATAGCAAAATAAGCGGTATTCCAACATGTCAAAGAACGCTGTTTTCTTTTTACTTGTTTTTACTTGTCTGTTTTTTCTTCCATCGCATCCTCCAGCGCTTCGCCCACGTCCTCGTTCTTCTTCTTGATGAGCGAGATAATGAAGCGTTTGACGCTGAATTTGTTGCTTATTCCGTGTAGGGCGCACACGTGTCCCACGATGCTGTCTATCTCCCAAATGCAACCGAATCCCAAGCCCACGGCTGCCGTTGTCGTGTGGTCTGTCCACCCGAGAGGCTCGAAGATTGCCATGCCGAGGAGTGCTCCGACAAGCAAGTACGTCAGATAATCCACCGCCTTGTTGCAGGTTCTGCGCCCTGCTCTCGAAAAGCGGAAGTGCTCGTGTTTCTTGATGCTTTCGCTGACACCGAACCAAAAGTCGGCACATATCAGCACCACGATAAAGACAAGCATCCACCTTAAATCATAGAGGGCTGTCAAGGCTTCACCGCCCATAGTGGTAATGATGGCAGCCTTACCCGAGGATGTTGCTATACTGTTCTTTACCATTCCCCACCTCCTTTCACCAAATACCTAACCGCCGTTCCCAAAGCCACCGCGATACAACCTCTTACCAAATCCCCCTTCTCGAACTTTCCGTCCCCGTAGTGGCATCTGTCGTTGTCCTCGTGTACTATCATCGCCAAGAGGGCATATCCGCCCCCGAAAAGCACGGCGATGCAGAAATACACCGCCATGCCCAGTATGTTACGTTTCGTCGTCTTATTCATGATTAAGCCATATTAATTTCCTAATTCCTAATTACCAAAGCAAGGTAGGGTATCGCCAGTCCAAATAGCTCCGCATTACTCCACCTTCCCTTTTCGTCAAGTGGATAAAGCAGGGCATAGATGATAGCGAGCATCACGGGAATACCCGGATTGACCGCCAGTCCCCACATTACGCAGAACACCGCAGCCATGATTGCCGCCCATTTGTGCACCTTGCTGTCCTCGTCCTTGTAGTGAGGTGCAGCAGCCACGAAGAGCAGTGCCGCAGGAGCGAGGAAGCCGAGGAACTGAAAATTCTCTGGTGCTCGCTCTATCATCCACGGCATCAGAAAGGCTGCCGACAAGCCGATGCTAAGGCTGAACTGCCATGCATCGCCCTTGTAGGCATATTCGCTGATTACCTCCTGTCTGCCGTATCTTCCCCACATTCCGCAGATGTAGCATGCAAGGATGATTAGCGATAGTATTGCCATTCCTTTCATGATTTTACACCTCCATCTTTAGCTGTTCGGGATAGCCTGCCGTAACGTCATAAGCGAGCACCTTGTCTATGTCCGTCATGTCGCTGACTTCCGCCTTATGACTTGCCGTAACGTTAAAGCATTGAAGAGCGTACATTTCGAGAGCTGACAATAGCTGAATAGTCTTGTCGCAGTCCACTTCTATCTTCATCTCTCCGAGCCACAGCGTTGTTGTCTTGTTTCCTGCTGCCTTGGCAATTGTCGTTGAGTTCATCAGTCCGACACGTGTCGCCTTGTCGAGCCATACGACAGAGCCGTTGAGGGAAAAACCGTTGACTTTATCACTTGTGTCGTATTCCGAGATAGCGGCAAGTTTTTCTCGTTTTGCCTGTCTAAGACGGATAGCAGCGATCTTAGTTTTGTACTCCCCGTATGCCTTACGTGCATCCTCTTCAGATGTAACGTCGCTTGAATACGAGCACTCTACACACTCGTAAGACTGCTTGTCTTCGCTCTGCTTAGCATCAAAACGAAGTATTACAGTTTTGCCGAACTCCTCCTTCTCCTTGTAGTCGTCAACAGGAATGAACGTGCTGACGAACGAAATTTTCTTATCCATATTACTTTCTTTTAAATTGTTTAATTTTTCTCATATTAATACAATATACATCACTCTTGTGTGAGATAGCCCTCCATGCTGTACGCCTTATAGCATAACTATTACGATTGATGAGATGTCCGAACAGTGAGTTAACCCTCTTTACGTAATATTCAGTATGTTCCCAATCAAGATCACTTTGAATGTTCCATTTGTTTATTACATCAAAGAGGTGCTTAACCGTTCCATTCCCTACGTATATTCTCCCGGGCTTAATTACGGCTCCTGTCATCATTACGCCCTTGCTCGCTTCTTGGATATAGACCTTATCGGGATGTAATGTTAGTTTCAGGTTATCCCTTAGATATATCCTTGCATCGTGATACGTATCAAGCAACAATCTCTTGTCGTTGCCTATCATTACGAAGTCGTCAACATATCTGCCGTAGCCATACCCGATACGTTCCATTATCCACTTGTCAAACGAAGACATTAATAGATTGGCAAGCATCTGACTGGGAAGGTTGCCTATCGGCATACCTTTGCCGTCGGAAGTGAATAGAGATTTACTCTTCGGGAGTCTGTTCCATAGACTTAAATCTCCAACCCTCACGCAATTCTTCTCGGGCGAATTGAGAATGACCTTATGCCATAACCACAGCCACCATTCTATATCGTTGTTAGAGTAACGGCTTCTTATTGTTCTCTCCAGTATGGAATACAGAAGACTGCGGTCTATACTCATGAAGAAACTCCTCAAATCCCCTTTGACGATCCATGTCTCTTTCGTGTAGTTATCGCTTATCATCTCTATCTTCTGTCGTATATCATTGATACCGTAGTCCGTTCCCTTGCCCTTACGGCAAGCATAGGCACAATCGGGCATTTCAGATTCCAGCAGAGGAAGGAATTTTAGCGCGAGGATATGATGAACCACCCTATCACGGAATTGAGAACAGAATACCTCTCTCAACTTCGGTCGGGTAACGATAAACGTTCTACTCTCGCCTATCTCGTAGGTCATGTCGTTGAGTTCTTTATATAACTGGAGGTTATTCAGGAGATAATTTTGAGAATACTCAAGACATCCCTCCGTTCCCCTCTTTCTCCTACAGCAGTCTCTGTATCCTGCATCTACCTCTTCAATTGTGATATATTCTTTCATTATATAAGCATACTCTAAGACCATAGCCATTAAGGGATAGGCGAAGAACGGAATTGCCGTGTTGCCGTTGGTCTTGTTGTTGTTCGACGTCGTCGAACCACCACAATACCAAGCGTTGTTGGCGTTGTTCTGGGTTCTCAGTATCACTGTCTTGGTCTTAGCTTCTCCATCTCTCGATGGCTGAAAGCGGATACTCCTTGTCGCTCCATGGCGACGACTCTCTCGTGTTGCCATAACTTCACGACTCTCGTCTCTTGCGATTCCTCTCTGCTTTCAGCCAGCCCGCTCCCGTCTTCATCGCCTTATCCAATTGATAGGATAGATTCGTTGCTTCCTTGACGCTGATATACTGCGTCTCGGCAAAGAGGGTGATACGGCTTCTGACTTCCGACAGAAGGAGAAGAAGTTCACGCATATTTCGTTCTCTGTCAGTAAAATCGCTATTGATGCGCCTTACCAAATCAAGAGCTGCACAAGCCTTATCGATAGCCACGCCATACTGCCCATAGCGGATGAGTTTGTTGACGTTACGGCTATAATTCAGCAGCAGCTTGCAAAGCGCGTGGATTTCCTTATATATCTCAAGGGTCTCAGAGTATGCCATTTTTTATTGATTAATTACTCATGTTAACTAACTCTATTACGCTACCACATTGCTGCTCGCATCCTCGCTGCCCGAAGAGAGAAGGAGAGATGGAGAGGTGGAGAGACAAGCGAAGAACGGAATTGCCGTGTTGCCGTTGGCCTTGCTGTTGAACGACGTCGTCGAACCACCACAATACCAAGCGCCGCCGGCGTAGTTCTGGGTTGATGTCCACCAATTCGTCAGGAACGGCGATTTACCGCTGCCCATATCCGGATATTTCATTACTAAGCCTTCCATAATCATATCAATGTTGGCAATGAAGATTTTTCTCTGATATAAAGTTGGCAGGTAGCCTTTATAGGTTTTGCCGTTGCTTTCCACTTCAAAATTGTAGCACCAATCGCAAGCTGGGGTTTCGATACTTCTCTCATCACCCTCGGCAATGATGGTCTGCGTAGCAAGTAAACCGTTATAAGCGAATCTTTCCCAGTTTGAATAGTTCTTATTGCTTCCATCAAGAGGGATATTCTTGAACTCAACATTCTGACTTGCCCACTGCTTAGATGCCGAAACCTTGGCGAAGTCGCTCATCTTATCGATACTTATCAGTAAATCTCCACTGTATTTCTGAGTTTCCATAGTAGCGATGCGGATAAATACAAGATGGTCAGGACTCTTGCCGCTCGCATCCCATTCGTCGTAAGTATATTGCTTATCTTCATCGTCAATCAACCAGATACCACTCTCGTAGGTATGGAACGACAGGTTAATGCGATAGGAACTTGCTGCCGCCGTTCTTGTAACGGAATATCTATCCATTGCCTCCCACATACCTTCAATCTTGTCAACATTGATTGTGTATGACGTTCCGATTTTGAATCTTAATTCCACCTTGCCGTTGCTGTCGGTAGTATAGTCAGTTGTTTCTCCGCCTACGGTAACATGTACCGTAAAGCCTTCCCATGCCGAATACACATCATCGTCGCCAGCTTTGTTGACCTTAATTATGAGTGTTTCATAGACTTCCGCCTCGTCAACATATTTAACATCAATAATTCTACTTCCCACGGCTGCAATATGCTCTATCGGGTCGGGAGTGGCACATCCTTCAATATACGGCAGAACTACCCTGTAAGTTGCACCCTTCTCGATAGAAAAAGAGGTCTGTCCGTTGCTGTCGGTGGTATATTGGTGAGGGTTACTGCCGTTGTTGATATATACATTCAATACAAGTCCTTCAACGCCCTTGCCTTCCACGTTGGTAATACAGTTAACTGTAATGTGCTCGTCGCTGTCAGTAAGGTTGATACTCTGTTCCTCTCCTGTGCGTCGGATTACTGTCAAGACATTACCGTTAAGTCTTGCATCCACCTTCTCCGCTCCTTCGGTAGCGGTGTTGCAGTTAGCCGTTGCGTTCTCCGCCTTGGTCTTGGCGAGAGTGGCTTCACTTGCAGCATCGGTAGCCTTTTGGGTTGCAGCATCACAATCCGCCTTGGTCTTGGCAAGAGTGGCTTCACGCTGCTTTTCAGCATCGACTCTTGACTGCTCAGCAGAAACACGACTGCTCTCTGCTTTCACTCTCGATACTTCCGCTTCCTGTCTGTCCGTTTCGCTGGACTGACGGGATAACTCATCAGTATTGCGTTTGGCTTCAGCTTGTGCTCGAAGCTGCTCTGCTTCCGCCCTCGACTGCTCAGCATCGACTCTTGACTGCTCAGCAGAAACACGACTGTTCTCGGCTTCAACACGTGAGGATTCCGCCTTTACTCTTTCATTCTCCACTGGAACGATAGCCTCGCATACTTCTGTGGCTTTCTTCGCTTTGGCGGTAGCGTCATTTGCGTTGGTAACGGCAGCATTTACCGTGCCGGTAGCGGCAACGGCTTTAGATGTAGCGGAATCGGCTTTCTCTGTTGCCACGTCAGCCCTCTCGGCAGCGGTATTCGCTCTCTCCGTTGCCTTAACAGCGTCGTTAGCACCGCTATAAGCCGCCTGTCCGTCTACGAGCACTCCCCACCATTCATCTTCACCGTTCGGCTCGTGGTTGAGGTTGTTCTCCTGTTTGCTCCAGTAGGTAGTGTTCTTGTAAGTCGCTACGTGCATCCTGCCGTAGGTAACTTCGGGGGAATATGCGCCCTTGGGAGCAAATCCCACACGTCCCAAATTGATTGTTTTCTTTTCCATATACGTATATAAGTTTAATTAAACATTCACTATAAGTTCTCCGTCATTGGAGAGAGAGAAGCGGTTTTCATCGCCACCCTGTATGCTCACTTGCAGCGTCATGTCGCTGTCGTCAATATCAAAGGTAGGGTAATCCACCGTTCCCTTGCTGTAATATTCCGTGCGCACATATTCGCCTGTGGCTTCGTCCCACTTCATCCAGTAGCCGTCCTCGCCTATGATGTTCGGGTGGTCGGCTTGGTTCTTGGCTCGCTCGGTCTGCCGCTTACATTCTTCGTTCTGTTCCTCCCTTTCAAGCTCGGCTTTCTTTCTTGTTTCCTCGGCTTCGGCACGCTGTTTTTCTGCCTCAGATACGGAGTCCACATAGTCGGATGTAGGCTTTCGCAGCCACGTATAATAGTCTTCGAGCGTTCCCTCGTTACCGTCGAGCAGCCAAAGGTCATAGGCACTCATGCCGGGCAAGCCGACAAGTACGTTGCTCTGCAAGCTAACCATGAAGTCCTCGAAGTCCGTGTCGTCGTCACTTTCCTCGCAGGAATGAGCCACGAGCGTAAAGGCTTGGTCTGCACAGATAGTTTTCTCGGGAGAGCCTTCTGTTGCATCGTTGAGCACTAAGGCTCTTGCACCTGTACTTTTCTGCATTGATGCGGAATATACAAAGCTAACCACGCACCCCGAAACGCTGAAATTAGTTATCTCTTGCTTTTGGTAAGCGGAACGGACAAAGAGCCGGAGCTGTCTGCCTTCAAGCGAAACCACCTCGCCGTTTGTCTTTACTTCCCACGACACCTGAATGTCGTTGCCGATTCTGATTTTTCGCATATTGATAGAGTTTTGATTGTTTAACTGTTGTTTTTGATGTGCATAGCATAATAGTTCGTTCCGTCCCACACGAGAAGTAACTCAACTATTCTGCCAGGTGGAATACTTATACCATCCACAGTACTTGTTCCTTGGTTGTAGAGCTGTGGCATGCCTTCAGTGTTGTAACTTCCGCTTGTCTGTCTGCCTTTTATCGTTATGGTGTGCTTCGATAACGGACTGCATATTGCCATTAGCCTGATGCTCCACGTGCTTGTATTCCCCAAAAACGTAGCGACACTACCCCTTGACGGCAAGTATGCAGATGTGTCTACACTCGGCAGAAAAAGCCACCTGTTGCCTTCGTTCTGTAAATCTAATAAACCATAGCTTGAAGTTGTCAATGCTATCTGCTTAAAGTCCGTGCCCTCTATCATTCCCCGCAAGATGCCGTGTCCCACACCCATAAAGGCATAGTTCTGTCCTTGCGGATTGCCGCTTGCCTCCAACCACGCAGCCACATTGTAACTACCCCACGGAGCATCAACGCCATTATACTTAACCTTTAGCTCAGCACCCATAAGGTAGTTACTATCAAAAATGACTCCGAGTTTACTGCTAAGATTGCCGCTTGCACCTTGTATCGTGATATTGCTTGACGCACCCTTTGTTGTACCCAGCCAGTTTTGTGGAATATCATAGGTGAGTCCTTGACTACCTATCGAGAAACCACCGAGGATAGTCCCGTCCGTCTGCTTCTCACCGCAAAACTTACCATTGCTAATCCACGAGTTGTCTGTTACCTGTATATTTTTGTAAGTTCCGCTTTCAGCCGTGATATTGGTGAACGTACCACCCTCCGCAGTCATGTCTGTTGATTTGATATTCTTGAACGTTCCACCATTACAAACTATATCGTTCGTTTCAAACACTCCGTCGGCATTTACCTTTGCGGTGGTTGCACCTTGGTTATTCCTTACCTCAAACGTGTCAGCCGTGGCGGTTATCTTTCTGTTCCGAATATCAATCCCCGTAGCAAGCAGCTCATCAACGCTCACGCCATCCTCCGTGTAGTCAGTCATGCGTCCGCCCTGTTCCAATTTCACACCGCCAATCCACACTTCACTGTTGGCAGCAAGGCGACAAGGGAGAATCTTGCGGACTGTGCCCTGTTCACGAGTGGAGAAACCGCTCTTCTGCGATGCAGGGGTGAGCATCGGCTTAGCGATATAAAAGTAACTGCCGTAGGTGCGGAAGTAGATGCGAGCCGAAGACAACGCAGAGCTTGCCTTAAAGGTGATAGAGTGTTCTGTGTAGGCAGTAGCGGATGCGGCAACTTCAACATAAAGAACACCGCTATCAGACTTCACCGACTGGTCCACTCCGTCCACGCATACCGTCATTCCGCTATTGTCTATCGTGTCGAGGGATATTCCCGATAGGTAGATGCGCATAACAGAAGGATTTTTCGCCTTAAAGGTGATAGTCCACCAAGAAGCGAAGAGGGATGCGCCCACGGCTTGCGAAATCTCGCAGTAGCTTGCACCCGAAGACTTGACGATATACTGTCCGCCCCATCCGTCAACGGCAGAGCCGATATGTTGGGTAGTACCCGTAACGTCCCAGTTTGCCGTATAGTTCGATGCAGCGTTGAACCCGGCATTATAGAAGTAGTTGCCGAAGAGCTGCTTGATGCAGTAGGCTATGCGGATGCGTTGCCAGTCGGATGTAAGGGTGTGAGGAAGAAAACCGTCCTCTTGCGTTCCCACCTGTCCGAAGTTGTCCGCCACACGCTCGCAGGCTTCGGGATAGAGGAAGCTCTTGATAGTTCCGCTACCCTTTGCCCAGAACGACAAAGTATAAACCTCGCCGCTGTCTGGAGCAAAGATATCGTTCATATAGAGCACGTCCACTTCGGATGAAGAAGTGTTCTTATAGTGCAGGGCTTGCAGCTTGCGGAAGCCTGTATCAAGCGCACCCTCCTGAATATCGCTGCCCGTTGCCCTCGCCCATTTCTCATCAGAAAGGACAGGCAGGAAGTTACCGCTAATGGCAGGGTCGCTCTCGTTCAAAGACCACGGGGAACAGACGCTACCCTCTTCGAGCTGTGCCCAGTTGAGAGTAATCAGTCCATCCTCCTGCGGCTTTGTGTCTTTGAATTTGCCCGTAGGGTGGAACGGATAAACCTGAAAATAATACTCTCCAGTGGATTCGACGGTAAAGCTGTCGTTGCCCTCCAGCGTTGCGGTAATGTCCGTAGTGCTGTCGATGTCGAGATACTTCTGAAACGTCCATGTCTTATTGAAAATAAACGCCCTCAACACACCACCGCCGTTCTTCAGCGCAGTGTTGATATGTCCGTTCACTGACAGAGAGTAGTATTTCCCTGCTTCAAGCGTAAACTTCCGATACCCTATTCCATAGATGCGAGAAGTATTGAAGAAATATGAGCGAGGGATAAGGTTGCGCCCACGGATAGACTGCTGGTCTACTTTCAGGGAGATTCCCTCGGCAGTCTGGCGGATTTCGCTGACACTTGTTTCAAGCTCTCCGATTTGGTTGCCGTTCTCATCAACCTTGGTAGACAGGTCGGCTACCGTTCCCTTGATGCCGTCAACGTCAGTCTGTAGCGTTGTAACACTGCCTTTTACCTGTGTAACACCCTCGAGGGCATCCTGCGCGTCCTTTCCTGCATCTTCGGCGGCAGTTCTTACCTCGTCCATCTCGCCCTCAATCTTCTTTACGGCATTAGTGGTATAGTCGTTGAGATTTGTTATCCTGCCGTTCGTTTCAGACAAATTGCTGTTGATGTCGGTAATGGCACCGCCGATGTCAGTACCTGTTGTTGTGGAAAAATCACCTATAAACTTATTCCCCTTAGGCGAAATCTGTGTCTTGACACAATTTGCCAAAGAGAAACTCTTGATACCTCCATACTGGATAATGGCAGGGGCAAGGTCGCCCACGGTCTGAATCTCGATAGCGTTCTGTCGCTCCGTGTCGGACACGTTACCCAAACAACACACGGCATCCCCGACAGACGGAGCATCACTGCCTGCTTCATAACCAGTTCCCGACAGAGTGTTGTTGAGAGTAATCCATCCGAACTTCTGTCCGTCATAGAGGATATTTCCCTCAGCATCCGTAATCTGCTCGTTCTCCGAAGACACGGCAGTAACCTTGCGCCAGTATCTTCTGTTGGAAACATTCTCATACACACCCTCCTTAATGCCGAACGACTGAGAGAAGGCAAGGTCGCCCACCTTCCACATATTCTCCGTTGCCGTAGAGCCGTTGTCGGCAAGAAAATAACACTTGTAGCCAGTAATAATTGAAGCCTGTCCCTGTAGAGCCGATGTCTTAATCTCCTCGACGTGCATCAGTGTACTGCCCGCAGGCGAGAAGATGAAGTTACCACCCACATACGACAGCTTTCTTATCTCCAATTCATGGAACACCGCCTTTCCCCATACTTCGAGGTCGGTAAGCGAGAGCTTAAACTTTCCGTCCTCGCGTCGCTTCATTCCATAGCCCGACTGAGCAGCATAGTCGTAGTCGGAGGAAGATAGTTCACGGAGAATGGCATCGCCGTTTTCTGAGATTCCATGAAGGCTGCCCAATTCTATTCCCTTCAGGAGAGAGACGATCTTTCTGAAAGTATTACTGCCGCCGAACGAGTTGTCGCCAGTCGAGGTAATGCCGCCTCCGAAAGTCATGTCTCCTAAGAAATTATAGTTGACGGTAGAAGAGTCATCCTGGTCTTTACGGAGAAAAGTATCATAGACAGGAGAATGTTTATCGAGCTGCATAGCCTCATCAGCCAATCCGGCATGAGCGGCATAAGCAGAAGACGAAGCATAGTCGGCAGTGGCGGCATTGCTCGCCTTGTCGGCATAGTCCGCCTTGGCGGCACGGTCGGCACTGGCAGCATGAGCAACTTCAGAGCCAGAGAGGTTTACAACTCCTGAGGCGGTAATCACGGATCCTCCGGAAGAGGCGGTCTTTTTAGGTTTGGAAAAGATTTTTACTTTAATCATAGTTTCTTTTTTTCTTGGAGAACTGGGAGTTCTGAGAGAACTGAGAGTAATCCCATTCCCTCCCTTGGGGAGGGTTAGGGTGGGTCGTTAGGGTGGGGCTAAAAGCATTCCTTCATTTCAAGTTCTGTACTGCCGTCCGTCAGGTTTCTGCTGAGGGCATAAGGATAGAAATCCTTGCCGAGAGCCTCATGTCGGAAACGGGAGAGGGGAGAAACCTTACAGCCAGGGTCGCATACGTTCTGTTTGAGAATGACGCGCGGCAAGTGATACTCCGTGTAATAAGAATCCACGTAAAACTGTTCAGGTTTTGCCCGATCATTGCGATAGTTGTCATATATAGAGAGAAGTCCGGAGCCGTCGGCAATATCGAGCGGAGTAGAAATACTCATGGCATTCTTCACACCTAAGGCGGCAGCCTCAGCAGAAGTAAGAGCCGAAGTAATCTTAAACTCGATATCATCTTTCTTGTTGACAAAAGCCTCGTCGGTATCGCTCATATACACAAGATCCTTGTTGCCGTCAGTATTCGTCAATCCGCTGTCGGAGCAAACGGTAACTTTAAAATCGGTGATTATTATGCTCGCCACCTTTCTGAGCACCGCCACCGAGTTCTCCGTCCATTTCGTATGACGGAACATAGTAGGGTGGCGGCGGGTAACGTTGTTCCATACCATATTATAAGGACCGAGGATAGAAAAGCGGACCTGTCCGCTCACCTTATCACTCTTCTTGATAGGAATGGCGATACCGTCGTCGTCGATACCCAGCTGATAAGAGTGGTTAAGCTGCATGTCGTATTTCGCTCCCACGAGATAATCACCTATCTTCGGGTTAAAACCTATAGAAAACGACTGCTGGTAGTATTCATCCTCGTCCTTGCAGTCGGCAAGTTCCTTGTAAGGCATCCACACGAAGTCCTCAGGATAACCCTTCCCCGTGTAGGGAACGCCGGTACCGAGGTCGTTGTCGGGAGTTTTCTCCACAACGCACTTATTACCGATAACAAGCATGCAGCAGAGCACGCCCACCTTGGATATCTGGTCGGAGCTATCGCCTACGGCACTGTAATTGAACTTCAAAAACTTTTCTCCCGTTTCGGTAAACGGACAGAAGCCGTAGCCCTCCACTTCCCCCTGAATAGGGTCGCTGTATGCAGCGTTCGGGTCGTATACCTCCCCGGAGCGTGGAGTGTCGGAGCGGAAAAACTTACGGGTATAGTATCTCTTGCCGTCGCCGTTCTTGCTGCTGTACACTGTTTTGTGCCACGGGTCAATCTTCCCCTCACTGTCGGGAGTAAGACCGCTACCGCCAGGGAACCCCGGGCCTCTCCATTCGTGATCATAAAGCAGACTGTACTTTGCCGTCATCGGCATGTGAGGGTTAAGAATCATCTTTCCGTCGATGCAGATATAATTAGTAACCGCATCATCAGAAGGCGAGAACACACCACCGGCAATGTTTCCCGTGTATTCAGCCAGCGGAGCGTTGTTCTTTATCATCGTTCCTATAGCGTCAAGAAATTCCTCGTCGGAAAGTTGCGACTCACGGCAGAAAGACCCGGTAGAGATAACAAGCTGTTCCTCCATACTGATACTGTTCACGAGCGAGTCGTCCTGCTT